GCAGAAGACCCGCCCCCAGTTAGGGTAAAATTACGCTTTCCAAAAAACAAAGCATCGTATTGTGTAGAGGATGACCCAGAACCGGCCCCAAAAGTTGGAGTGTTTGAAGATTTAGTTTCACTAAAAAAAGCGCCAACGTTCGAGGCTCTTTTTGATCCATTTGCACCAGAAATCAAGAAATCGGAAGAGCCAGATCTGTCTGCGCCGCTACTGTTTTCAATTTTTTGATTCACTCCGTTGATTTGAGAAATAATATTTAAAGATTCGCTGATATTATTTATAACATTTCTATCAATCGCGCCCCCACCACTACCCCCCATTGAAGAAACACTCCAACTATTCCCCGACACAATAGAGCTTTGTCCATTACTACCATTAGTTCTAATAGTGTTGGAATAAAAATTTTCGAAGCTCCCCGCTTGTCCACTTCCACCTCCACCAATAGTTAATATTTCAATTTCTGTCACCCCCTCAGGTATGGTTAAAGAATAATTTCCCGCACTAGTATATTCATAGTACGTATCAAAACCAGCTTGATCAACTACTTCTTGAGCTACAAGATTTCCGTATTGATCCTTGGAATATTTTGATTTATCAAGAGTTATTTTAAATTGAGCAACACTATTATTTTTCCCAAGTTGACCTTCTGTATATGAAACATTACCAAAACTCTTATATTCAAATGTTTTTAACAATCCAGAATCGGTTTGTATTGGATAATTTGTTTCTACCATTTCATCGCAATATTTTGCGATTTTATAAATTTGCCACTTGTCGATATCATATTCACCAACACCATACTTTCCGCAACCATATGTTGGATTAGAAACCATATCATAAAATATCCAAGCAGGATTATCGGTCCATTCTTTATGTTTTTCGTCGATAGAGTATATCGATTGGCCCTGAGCCTGCCCTTTAAACAATCCATTCCATGGGCCATTATATCGCCTGGTTTTTGGATTATAATTTTCTGGAACAAGTACTTTTTTTAATTTTAAATGCCACATGAATGTTGGTTGGCTTGCAAAATTCAAACTGTCTATAACGATTCTTGATGTGACACAATTTGGATATGCAAATTTTCCAACAATTCTTTCTTCTATACTTGACACAGAAATACTTCTACTTCTTCCTTGTCCACCAATGCTATTCCAGTCTGTTTTTTCGTGTTGATGAACTTTTTTTGCTCCGTACCATTTTCTACTTGTTGTACTCCATGTAGTATATATATTAGATGCTGCACTGGTATCAGTTTCTTTACTAAGTTTGACTATTTGTATTGTTGGTGTATTTTTAGTAAAGCTTTCCCTGAATACTACAGAAAATTCAAATTGATATGAAGATGTAGCAATTCCCAGTAAATATATTCTTCCGCTCGAATCTTTATATACCCCAAGAGCTTTTCTGTTTGCGTCCACCAGTTGATTACCATTAAATCTCAATAAGTATCGATCAGGATGCTCTAGAACATTTCTCCTTACTCCGTCACTATCCAAAATAAAAATAGCAAAATATACACTGTCCGCTTGATTTATTCCATCCTTTTGTCTAGTTGTAAACACACTTCCTCTAAAATTTATAACAACTTGCTTCGTATCGATATTTGATATTTTATGAGAAAAAACAGTTGGTTTTTCTTTATCTTGGCCTGATGGAAAAGCTTCACTAATTCCCAAATGAGCTTTTTTCTTACCGCCATAATGCGGAGATACTCCAAAAAGTTCTTGATTTATTGTGTGAATTATAGCTACATTATCATCAAGAATATCTGACTCACCTCGACTAATATTGATCGAAGGAAGATCTCCCGTTTCATTCAAGTTAAAATTATAAAATTCTCCTTTCAATAACTGGCTTTCGTTTATGTATAATGCTTTTTGTACATCTATATTCGGAACAAGTTTTCCGCTGTCATTATTCCACGCATTTATTTTAGCGCCGTATTCATTAACTGGCCCTTCAATTGGGCCCTCACAAATCAAGTGTGTAAATCTTAGTTGAGTAGAAGATTCTAAATAACTAGAATTTATTTTTGTAGTAGTCATTGATTGCCCAATCAAATTAGGCCCAACAAGCACCCTACCATATCCTAATGGAATTGATCCTCCTTGAGATGCAGTTTCTCGAGACGCTCCAAGAAGAAATGATTTTGTTGACACATTATCTCCTCTGGTATTTACTTTATCGTCTGGAGTTTTCTGTAGTGCCCCAATTGCCAATTGTGCAACTCCACCCCAAAATGCAGCAGTCATTGCTCCAATAACGGCCTTTGAAACGATAAATTTTCCAATGAAAGCAGCGACAAATCCCCCGTAGACACTTGGCACAACATGTATTTCTCTATTTATTTCATTCTCTGCAATTATATTGTCAATCAAATCTTGTTTTGACTTTAATTTATCTGGATGTTTCGCAAGTAAAAAATGCTCATTTCCCTCTAACGCTTGTTTTACAACATATGCAACAAAGCCTTCATTATTTGCGTCTAAAGCTTTGACTACCTCTTGTGAATTGCGCGCATCAACCTGCCATTTTTTACCAAATCGCTTGCCGATGCCGCCATGTAAATATACTGTATTCACTTTAAAACCTTAAACCTTGAACTCTATTACACTTTTATTTTCGTATAAGCAAAAGTTATCATCAATGATGCTATAAATTAAAAAAGGTACCGCTAAGTCATCAGAGCAGGATCGATCTAATTTTGATGGCTTAGCACTTCCCAAGCAATGAGAATGTACAATCATATCAACATTATAATCAATATAAATACTTGAATCTATTGCAAAATATTTCTGTTTATCGGAAGCAATATTTTCACACGGCATGAATTCTTTAGAATCTCCCACCTTAACAATAATTCCGCAACTTTCCTCGTTCTTTATTTTTTTGCAGTAATAAATTATTTCGCGCAATATTTCTCGCTCTATATTATAATTCGTATCCATATCCCGCTGCACCAGGAAATGCACCAAATCTTAAAATATTATCAGGCTTTGATTTATTAAAACTACTTAAAGCGGTACCCAATTCATTCTCTGAGGTACTATCAAATCTTTTTTTGCAAGATTGAAGTGTTTTTGGGCAATCATCTTTTTGCCAATATTCTTTATCAAAAAACGGATGGTGATCGGATGGATTTATATGATCCTGAATGCAAACAAATACTTGCGGTGCACGATGATATGGATTGTCTGAATTTCGGGAGATTATTTTAACAACGTTATTCAATTGATATCCAGTGGTAGAAGTTGAAGACCCTCCGTTCCCATATTTTGACCACTCTAATACATCATCCAGGCCTCCAGGATAAGCAGTAGGATCAACCGCTCCAGGATTGTTTGCATTTTGATTGAACGCGAACCCACTAGTCAAATCATGTCCTTCTGAAGTTTCAATAGGAAGACCTTTATAGCCACAACCAATTTCACAACGATATGTCCACGTGCAAAGGTTAGCATATAGGTTTCTAGCGGGCAACCAAGAATTTTTGAGTTCCAGAGGAGAAGAAAGCTCGAAACTTATTCCGTTCTTATCTTCAGACATTTTTCTGTTTATGTAATAAACGTCGTCTGGTAAATAAGAATCTCTATCTGATTGCCCAAATGGATTTTTTCCATCTGAATTTAAATTTTTGTTTTGAAAGTTTTCATCATCCAAGAATCGAACATATGTTCTTTTGCGAGTAATTTTACACCCAACAAAATCATTATTGTTGTATATTATTCGCGAGAATATTCCTTCAGGATTCGCAATAACAAGCTTGGGGCGCGGAAATCTTCCATCATTTTTACTTTCAAATCCGTCAGCCATAATTGGCATGGGTTGGTAAGATTTTCCTTGCCATACAATTGGATTGCTTGAATTTATTGAAGAACAAAATCTATACACAGTATCAGCTCCAACATTTATACCATACATATCTTTTAGTTGTTCAAAATTTTCCTGCATATTACTAAAATCAATTTCAAACAATTCAATCAATGCGTCTGGTTGAAGAGATGATAATTGTTTATTTACATTTGATTCTGATTTTGACATTATCTATGAAGTTCTATTGTTAAGGCTGCCTTGATTGTTTCGTTAGATCCGTCACTATGCGTTACTCCAAAACGCAAACTTCCAGAAAAAGTTTTTGTTCTTGGAGTAACTGTAACTAATCCATCCAATCCACTCATTTGACTCGTAAAATCACCAGCACTCAATGATCCATCGTAATACACATCAATATACCCAGTTTCTCCTGGATGAATCGTGCCTGATGCAGCATTATTTTGAATAAAAAGTTCATTAATAAATTTATCATAACCTGCATTAGTTTCTCCTGTTACAAGATTAAGTATCGTACCAGTATTATTTTGTAAAAAACTACTAGCTTTTCCATTATTTATTAATCTATTTCCACTTGAATCTATTGCGGCAAATGTCATCCCTCCAGAAACTCCGCCAGAATATTGCTTGAACATTTTAATATTTTGATTGTTCAATCCAAATGGCAACGAGGAATCTGGACTCAATTGAAAAATATAATCATATTCTTCACCCTCAATCAATACAGGAACATCGTCAGATGAATTTCTAGCAACTATCACAAAAGGTCCATTTTCTATTTTTACAGAATCAACAGTCAAGGACTTGTCGCCAGTATTTCTAAATGTTATTCTTTTTCTAAATTTATTTTGATAATTTAAATTCTCAGAATCATCCGCAAAAGATATAGAGTTGGTAATCAAAAACTCAGATTCTCTCAAAATAGGCTCGGTCACAATTGCATCATATTTAGAGGCGTCTAAATTAAATGGAAACTCTTCGAATTTGGCCTTTATGCTGTGATTATTTTTGTAATTGTATGTATGCGTCCACTGTTGACAAACAAAATTTCTATCTTTTTCATACGGCGCTGGAGCATTAAATCTGAATGGCACACACCCATAATGATGTTCGAGATAATGTAGTATTGCGCGAGCTTCATCATCTGTTCTGTTATTAAACTCAAGATCCAAAACAAGCAAACTTTCATTAATTCCGTCGCGATGTATTTGCGTATAATCTTTTGTCAAGCTTATGTTTTTTAATCTTGGAGCCTGAGATACCTTTAAACCAATTGATGGTCTCCAAAGAAAATCCCTAGTCCAAACACCTGGATTAGTATCTAAAAAATACCCACCATTTCTTTGCCATGTTTCTGTTTTTACAGCAGGAGTAACTTCTTGCACAAAACTATCTGATATACAATAATAATATTTATGATTACCCTCAAATAATACGATATCATTTCTTATATAATTTTCTAGACCTGAATAACTATCAACTCCAGCAACATACAAACTTTCAGATTTATTCAACAACGATGTATCAAAATTATTTAATTTTATGGACACGTCATTACTATTTTCAAAGTTTAAAGAATGATTAAAATTTAAACAATAAAATGTTTTTGATTGCATGTCAGTTGAATCGTATGGATGAAACGTAGATTCTCCGGCCCAACGAAAACCACCAATTCCTTGATTGTATTTTAGATTTGGAGATGCACGATCTTTATCGTATTGACCAAAATGACTTTCCACAAAATGAATAATTGCATTTGTTTCTCTATTTGTGCGATTCTTAAACTGTAAATCAATCTCTATTTTTACAGAGTTTATGCCTACGGGTTGATAAGTATAATATCCATCAGAGTATTCGTTTTTTCTATTCTCACACCTAAAAGTTACAGAAGATCCATAATCTGCATCAAAGAAAAATTGATCGGCAATCCAATCAGAAGATTCAACACTTGGATTTATATTTTCTGATGTTATGGTTATCTCATTAGTTGAGCGAGGCTCGTAAACATCAATAGAATAATTACCAGAAGATCCCTTTAACCACACTCTTGTTCCATAGTTCTTTGTTTCCGTCAGTTCTTGAACTTGAGATTGTTGGTAATTTATATTTATTGTTGGTGCCGCGCGATTAATGTCATCTTGATAAATTCTTCCATCTTTGTATACATACCACTGTTGTTGATCAATAGAATATAAATCAAGCAGGCCGCCCTTAATTAAACTATTTGTCGGTTCAGATGGTTGAGCATAAATAAACCCACTAGGCTCACCCAGCGAGTAAAACTTATTATACCCAAAAGTATAATTATATAGTTTATTCTTGTAAGTTATTAAAGGGTCATATTCCAAGTTAAATATTTTCTCTAAATTTTGATCTACATCAAAATCAATTGAGTTTTCTATCATTTTATCGCCATTAACAGAGACCCACTCCTGTTGATCATTCAATTCTAAAATACAAACACTTGCTTTTTTGTAATCTAAAAATTCAGAAGCGTCCCCCGGATCATCAAAATTTCCAGAATATTGTAATTTATAATTATTTTTTGCAGCGACTCCCCTTCCAGCTACAGCAGCAACCCTAACATTCCCTGACTCATTTTTGCTAACAATCAAATCATTTATAAAAATATTATAAATATAATTAAAAGCAAAAACCATTTCTTTATACTTCCAAACGCCCTGCTCCTCAACAAAAGAATGTTCAGTTATATCCCCCAAAGAGGAATACGTTTGATCGTATTCATTAAAAATTTTTCTATTATTATTTATTTTAGTATCACCAAATGTAACAACTAATGTTCCATCGTAATTTGTTTTAATGTTATAATCTTTATAGTTTGCTCCCCAGCTAGAATCTTCCTTAAATTTGTTTTCAATTTTTATTTTCTGTATATCCAAAGGCCATACCTTATCCTCTGGGTGAGAATCGTCATTTTTATAATTCGTCCATCCATGCTCATCGGACTTCTTGATACATATTATATCTCTATCTTTATCAACATAAAATAACCTTTTACCATCCGGGCTCATATACACAAAACGCCCTTCGGATCTGTACATCTCACTAGACCTGGAGTACTGATCATAATTTACAAAATCCTTATTCATTCCAAGTAAATAGTCTTTATTTTCTCTTTGGCCAGAAAAACCAAGTTTCATTCTTTTAGTTAAACCCAAAGAATAACCATATTCGTCCGCATCTTGAGGTTTAGTGCTCCAGGAATTAAAATTTGAAGAATTCATAGTTAAGCCTCTACCCCAAGTTGATTGACTATATTCAAATATAGAAATTCTTTGAGTGTCTCCAGTTAAAATTCCGTTATCAAAAGCATAATACTCGAAAAATTTTGGTTCAAAAACACATAAAGAGTTTCCATCTGCACTAAAATTAGCGACAATATCTTTTTCTACGACTTTTTCTATTGTATGAGACTCATTCCAAGAATTAGAATTAGAATTATATTTATATATCTTAACATCTGCAGCGTATTTTAAATTATTTATTTCCTCAAAATCTATTAAATTTTCTCTTGTTACAGACTGATTTACGGTCGTCCAAGGCACTCCGCTGATTATTATAGAATAACTCGAATCTACTTTTTTTGAATTATATTCATAATCAGTTTTGTAATCTAGTACTATGCTAGAATTTAATGTATAATATCGATCCTTGTATGTTAACACTGCAATAGTATTACAATTTTCATCGCAAGCAAGATATCTAAATGCAGCACCATTAAAATCGAGTGAAGCGCCACCACTCCAAACGTTACCAGCTTTTGTATATCTAGTAATTGATGAGTCGGTTCGAGCGATCATTACGGAACCGTCAGAGCTAACATTTATTTCTTTTGTGTTGTCGCTTTGAAACGTTTTGTTTTCGTCTGTTTTTACAAAACCATATTCATCGTCAGCTTCTTCTTCATAATACAATACAGCCTTATCGCCACTAGTCCAATCTTTTTTTGAAAAAAACCAAATAGAATTTTTGGGATCGTCTTGTTTTGATTGTCCGCCTATATAAAACCATATAGATTTATCTGATGGATTCAAGCTTGAGCTGGATGCATATACCCACCCAAGAAAAGGGTTATACATCCAGTTGCCTACGCTATTGAGGGGTATCGATCTATTTTCTGATTCTCCGTAATCTTTATAATGTTGACGACCCCACTGTTCTTTTGATAAAGTCGTTCCGCTTGACTCATAAACTTGTAACAAATCAATATAACTATCTACGTATGCCGAAAAATCTCTACCAGGCCAATAAAAATTTTTTTCTCCGAAAAGAAACCAGTCAGACTCGAACCAATCAGACATACCCTCTGTGCCATTCAAGATCTCAGAAAGAATATAATCTCCAGCTTTTATTGCATTTGGATTGTAATTCTCCTCAATATCGATTATTTTATATTGACCATTATTTGTGAAAGTAGATCCCTCTATTTTTATTTGTTGACCAACTTTATAATTGGTCATGTTATTTTGTGAGTCGAAAAGATAATACGTCTGCAATCCATTATATAGCGGACCCTTTGGATCCAAAGTAAAACGATTTACATCAGACACTATATACTCATCCTGCCAAGATATATCATCTTTTGCATAATAATACAGACCATCTGCTTTGTTATATACAAAATCAAATTTTTTATAATCAACACCAGTTTTATACTCTCCAAGATAATTGGATATGTTTGTTAGGTTTTGCATTATTTGATTATTTGTTTTATTGTTATACTGCTTTTCGCATGGGAACCCTCAGATATCGCAACGTTTTGATTTTGAATTTTTCCTTGGCATCGAAATCTAGATATTCGCTCTCCACCCAATGAATACATAAATATATCAACTGCGGAATCTGGAATCGTTGCAGGATTGCTTGTGAATTGCTGATCGCCATATGGATTCAAATTGTCTATCATATCGTTACATTCTATTGTCGCTTCTGAAGTGATTGATTCTACACTCACACGATCTGGCAATGCACCGCCAGCATATGTATTAATCGCGGTATTTTCATTCTCTCTTATCTTGTTGCTGATTTTTCTCTCCACATTTATATTGTATCTTAGACTCGCCATCTCAAACTCTTCATCGCTTTCTTGATTGCTTATTTTTATTTGACCGAATGATTTCATAGCATGCGCGAAATCCACATCTGATTTTGAAAAATATCTGTCAGTCATACTGTGAATTGATCCATAAATATCGTACGTTGCATTTGCAACAATCAATTGAAATGGACTCATTTGAAAATTAAAACCAGTCAAAAACATATTATCAAAACTATAACGCCCAACTATGTTACCATTTATTGGAGCTTCGGAAATTGTATTTTTTGCATTCGCTGGATTTGCTACATCAATCAATTCAAACAATCTATCAACACTATTCGGAGAAATAACATCAGAAGATATATAAAAAGATATACTTAATTGTCCTCGTAAATTTTGTGTTGGCGCAAATTTTACAAACTCTGTTCGTGCACCACCAATTGATTCATCATAATCGCCGTACACTTTTTCAACAGTTAAGCTTGGGGCGATCGATAGATTTGCAGAGTTAACCATAAGATCCTTATTATTCAAGGTTATCTTACCATCTTCAAATCTTAAAAAAGGTCGCGCCATGATCAAAGTTCGTTATGATAAGATTCATAACTTTTATAGGACAAAGATATATTCATCTCTCCGTCGATTGTACTGTTTATACTTTCGCTTATTAGTCGCACATTTTTACCCACAAAACTATTTATTACATTGGCATGATCATTGGCATCGCAAATCTGTATTGTTATATCACTTTGTGGTGCGGCTTGCAATCGATCTTTTATTTCGCGCACTTCATATTCATTTGCAATCATGGTTATAGTAATATCTGTTTCAATCGGATATTGTGTGTCCATTTGCACAGGTTCCAATTTTGGATCTTTGAGGGTTTCCCCTGTTTGCCAAGTTACAGCACTTCCTTTACTTAATGCATAAACAGGCACAACATTTATTGATCTACTATAACTAAAATCAACAACCGCATCTATACTAAAATCACTCACAATCAATTTGATACTTGACTGATCAGGATATTGTATGACTTGATCTTCATGAGTAATAACGTTTTCAAAAGGTTTAAAAATAAAAGCATCCTTTCCAAGATAAGCTCTTTTCAATGAACCGCGCCTTCTAAAACTTGTTGTTTCCGAAAGCGATTGATAAACATCGTATTGTATAGTCAATGAAGCATCATTCCACCGAGCAGTAACATCCGATCCATTTAAATATACAATTGCAACACTGTAACTATCATCAACTTCAAAAGGATAATATTGATTCAATTGATTTACTGCATAAGTTGATCCGCTTGATACATTCTTTCCAAGATTACCATATACAGTTATATCAGTTTGTATATCTGGAACATTTCCTACGCCGCATGTTACATTGTATTTCGATACCCTACCTTTTGTAAACCCAAAGCCCTTGGCGTCATTGTCGTACATGATAACACCATCAATTTCTGCTTCGTCGTAGATATATTTTCCCAGAGAATCGGTTTCCAACAGTGGATCTCTGCCCACCATTTTTCGATTTATACTAAAATTTCCTTGCAGTGGCGCATTGGGCGCAGCATCGATAAAACCAACACCCGCCACGCGAATTGGTTTTTCATTGATACCATAACTTCCATCAACACTTTGTACTCCCAGCAATCGATGACCATTTACTACTACAGTTTGTTCGTAATTCGAATAACTCATGATCAATCACTCAATAATCCTCCTGGACGTTGCTCTTCAACAATAACAGATAATACTTGTTGTTTTATTTTTTCGGCGATCGCAAGAGAACCTTCTTGATTTTGACTACCTGCAGATACGTCAGTAGATCCCTTATCAGAAGATTTATTTTCTCCCTTCACAGATCCGCCTTCAATATTAACCGAGATATTTATATTGTTTGTGCTTCCTCCTGACCCAGAGGTTTCTGAATTTTCTGCAAGTTTTTCGATTGGTCCACCATCATTAAATTTTCCTGCATTTATTTGATCTAGCATTGGCTTGCCAATTTGACGAGCACTACTTGCGCGAATAACATACTCTCCTTCGCTGAGCATGGCTGGAATTTGGTCGATACCAGATTTTCCTGCAATGTGGCCACCGCTTGCGTATTTGCGAATTGGCCCACCCATGTATCTATTTGTTGGGTCAAGAAACCAAGCTCCAACACTACCCGGGCGAGTCGGAGTTGAGAGATTGCTCTGCCCACCCCTAAACGCCGATAAAGCGTCAGGCATAGTTGCTGCTGGGTATCCAGAGGCAGGAGTCTTAAGAACTGTACCGTAACCCTGAGCTCCCGAAAAACCTCCATCTGCAGTAGCACTCAAAACAGTACCTTTTCCAACAGGAGTTTTTGGCCCAAATTTTTCCATCATGCCAGAAGTTATTCCTGCCATCGCAACACTACCCACAAAACTTATAATTTTATTTACCCTGGCATTTCTTCGTTCTGCATTTGCTTTTGCATCCTGAATAGCTTTCTCTTCTTTTTCGCGCTTGTCTTGTAGTGCGCCCTCGAGAGCAGATGCATCCTCAGAAAGCCCCACGTTCCCAGATTGAGAATAAAAACGACCGCTCATTTTTTTGTTTTGATATGCGCGACCAGACTTATATTGAAAACCTTCAAGCTTACCACCATTACTAAATCCAGGAATACTTCCACCAGCATTCATTCCATGCATGAATGATCCGCCATATTTATTTACTGCATCGCGACCCATCACATATTCACCATTACTGACCATAGCAGGCACACCGCCTCCTTGAGAATATTTCCTTACATTTCCGCCGCGAGAGAATGGAAGCATACCAACAATATTATTGGCAGCTTTTTGCATCATTGCTTGCTGAATGGTTTGCAAGAAACCTATGGCGGCGTCACGCAAAGCATCATCCAAATCTTTTGCACCAGAAAGAGCTTCGCTCATTGCAGTGGCCAATCCATTCGCAAAGTTTTGAGGAATTTGTGCTCCAAGCATGTAATCCATTTTTTCAGTTTGTTTTCGCATATCAGAAAAACCCCTCTCCATACCCCTACCAAAAGAGCCAGGTCCAGTTTGTTGACGGAGTAATTCGTCAGCTATTCTTTTCTCAAGTTCGGCTCTTGATTCGGCAAGTGTTTTGATATTTTCGTATTTTTCTTCTTGAATTCTTAATTTTTCGTTTTGATTGTCAATAATTTCTGCTATAACTTTATCTCCACCTGCAATACCACCAACAATTTCTGTGGCAGCAGTTTGCAGCTCTTCCAAGCTTTTTGATCCAAAGCTTGTTTCATCCAGACTGTTTGTTTTTAAATAGTCCGTTAATCCGGTTTTGTATTTGTCACCTTTTAATAAATTAATAATTGATTCTTTTTCTTTTTGCTCCCCCTCTTTGACCGACTTAGTGTATGCGTCTGCGGCAACTCTTTTTGCTTCGGACAGCTTGGCTGACGCAATTTCTTCTTCGGTCATGTAGGCAGACATTGTTGCCATTTTAAACTGATATTGTTCAGCCATCATTTGACCAAAAACAGCAGATGTGTTCATGGCTTCATTAAAAGTGTCTTGAGCTGAAAGAGAGATTTTTTCCTTATTGAGTCGAGTAATAATTGCGTTGTTAGTTTTCTTTACATTCACTTCCTCAACCTTATATTGCTTCACAAGGCTTTTTGCTAGTGCAGACAAAACATCTATATCATTCAAAGCTCCAGAAGACTGTAAAATATCCTTAAATTCAGAAGCTTTTATTACCTCCGTTTCTTTCGTGCTAATTGTCTTCTTTGCCGCCTCTTGATCGAAGATTATTTTAGGCAAATTCATTTCTTCGTCACCAAAAGACCCTAAACTATCAAGAAATTCTTCTCTTATAGTGGGACCCATTTTACTCATCATATCTTCCCTCAATCGATCAACCTCTCTTTTGGTTTTAAATTTTGACGTACCAGTAGAACTGAACATCTCCATAGCAGAATCAAACCAGTCAAAATCTACCTCTTCAGGTATACTACCAAATGTACCAAATATACTTTTCTTTCTTTTTATCTCTTCAGAGCTTCCTTCTGAGAATATTTTTTGTCCCACACCTCCGAAAGAAGCCGCCAAGAATTGTCCTCTTGCATAAGCTTCTTCTTTGATTGCGTCTTTAGCTGAATCTAAAGAAGTCACAAACCCTCCTAGGGCACCCACTGCAGCACCAATTGCAGTACCCCAACCAGGAAACATCATACCAATACTTGCCCCCGTTGCCGCGCCAGAGAGTGCGCCAGAAACCATACCTCCCGCAGAACCAGGCTTATCTGCTCCAGGAATAAATCCCGCAAGCATTGGTAGTCCCATCATCAAGCCCATACCGCCCATTCCTTGGTTCATATTTTTAATTCCGCCAACCAATTTAGCTCCAAGCGTTTTTCTTTTTGCGGTGTTGGCCGCCGTTTGTGTTGTGTTAGACTGAGAAGCTATGGTGTTTGCTTGTTGTGATACGGTATTTTTTTGTATTTCTGCGGTATTTCTTTTTGAAATTTGACTTGCCTTATCTAGTCCACTCTTACTCAATTCAATAGATTTGCCATTTTTCTTTTGTTTTTTAATGATTTTATCTATTTCTTTCCTGTAGTCTTCCTCTGAATAAATTGAAGCATCAATACTTTGAATTTGCTCGTTTATTTTTCTAGCGAGAGCTTTTCTTGCGTCATTATTTCCAGCATCTTTACCTATATCTCCGGCTGCAAAACCTTCTGCATAATTCGGCACAAATCCATTCGCACCAAACACATCACGCAAACCATTTGGCTCATCATGTGTATTGGTTACGCCGAGGCCAAGGGGGTTTCCCTTGCCCATGAGTGAACCGTGCGATCCTACTCGAATTTGTGAAACTGGAACACCGGCTGCTTTTTCTCTGCCTATTGCATCTGATAATGGATCGGCGAAGTTGGGGATGAATCCGCGAGAGTTAAATAATTTTTTCAAACTATTTCTACCAAATGTTCCCTCAAATCCTTTACCCTTAAGAGCTTTTTTTTGCTTATCACTTCTGCTATCAAATGGCTCGTCGTTAATGTACATGGCATCACCTTTTCTAGTCAATACGCCCCCAAGAGCAGATGTCTTACTAGCAGTAGTTGCACCAGGAATAGTTGTATTTATATAATTTAAAATTTTCTTTGGAATACCACCTGATTTTGCTGCAGATAAATTATACTTTGCTTCAATAAGGTCTAAATTATCATTGCCCATGAACTCTGAAATATTCTTAGCGTTAGATCCTGTGAAATCAAAAGGGGCTTGACTATCTGCAACTTTTTTATTATCCAAAGATCCCCTAACTGCAGCCTCAAACAAACCCCCCAATACAGAACCTTCCATATGTGACTTTAAAACATTAATTCCAGCTTTACCAATTTTACCCCCAAACATATCCTTTCCAACGGCTTGAGAGAATTTATCAAAAGGGTTGCCAACATAGTGATAAAGCTTCTTTTCTAACTCACTTTCCCCTAAAACCCCCTGAATTCTTCCAACGTCCCCATCAGTTATTTCATAAACAGCCTTGGTTGGCAATTCTGCAACTACCCGAGATGTCCCACGATCAACTACATTTTTCTTCTTTAACGCTGCTTTAGCTTTCGGAGGTAGACTATTATATGTTTGACTATACTCTTGTCCTTTAGCGGCCCCCTCTGATCCAAAGCCCAATAACACCCCCATCGATTCTGTTTGTGCTTTAAACAACCTGTTTAAATTAATATCAGGTCCAGCTTTTTCCTTAGTTTTCGCTTTCGATTTCTTAAAATTCGGTATATATCCTCCTGCAGCATATGGATCGAATCCATGTATATCGCCAAATGCTTGTTGATAGTTTTTTCCAGCTTTGCTGGATTGTGGTGGCATGATTGCAGGTTGTTTAAAGCCTGCGAAATTTTTGACTGTTTCTGCGCTGTTGTATATGACTGGGCCTTCGCCAGGCATGTTCATTGTGCGAATACTTCCAGCGGCATATCCACCTTGTGCAGCTTGTGCACGTTCGGGATTTGCATAATTAGGAATGTGTCCACCAGCTTTTTTACCAACAGGCGTCAAATTTGCACCATATCCTTTTCGATACAATGTTCCAGCCATGCCAGCAGTCAATTTGTTTAATGAGCTAGCTTCCACAACCTGAGCTCTAAGCAACCCGAGTATGATTTTTTCTTTTTCGGTGCGACCAATATCGGTACGCAACATTTCTTTATTGAGTGCTGCGTTTTGACCAAACAATGCAACCAAGCTTGTTTGTATGGCTTTTTGTTTTTGTTTTTCGGTTGTTACGCCGACTAACGAAGTCAAACTTTCTTTTGTAAACTTTAATGCTTGACCAAAGAGTTTAAAAAATACGCTTGCCAAGACCACAAGTCCTGGTCCAGTAATAAC